GAAAGTATTTTTAGTGGGAATGATTATCCACCCAAAGTAAGATATGATGTTGATATAAGAAAAATTATACCCCAAATCATTGCTACGATTCAAAACGGTATGACTTTAAAAAATTATACAAAAGAATACTGCGGTTACGCGCTTTAAGAGATATTTATTAATATACTAATTAGTAAAAATTATGACTAGAAAAAAGAGTACAAATTTAGGGTATTTAGGATACAGTTTTCAGATTAGACTAGTCAAACAATTAATAGAAGATATTAAATTTTCAGAAGAAATAATGGATATTATAAGTCCTAAATATTTTGATAATGAATATCTGAGATTATTAGTTGCTAGTTTAAAAGATTATTATGAAAAATATGAAACAATTCCCACATATGAAACACTATTTCAAATAATTAAAGTAGATATTAAGCGAGAAATTGCTAGAGAATCTGCTTTAGAAATGATTAAAGATGTTAAAAATTCAGACCATAAAGATTGTTTGCATACCCAAGAAGTAGGAATAAAATTTTGTAAACAACAAGAACTTAAAAAAGCAATTCAACAGATACAAAAAATTCAGGATGCTGGAGATTTTGATAGATATGATGAATGTGAAGAAATATTAAAGGGGGCATTAGTAGTAGGAACCGATAAGGATACGGGAATTGATGTATTTCATGGTATAAATGATGTGTTATCTGAAGACTTTAGAAGTCCAGTACCAACAGGGTTAGTTGGTATAGATAATTTAATGGATGGAGGATTATCTAAAGGAGAATTGGGGGTAATATTAGCTCCTTTTGGTGTGGGTAAAACCACTTTAATAACCAAAATGGCTAATCATGCTTATAATTTAGGGTATAATGTAGTACAAATATTTTTTGAAGATAATCCAAAAGTAATACAAAGAAAACATATTACATGTTGGACAGAAATTTCTTTAAATGAATTAACCCATAATAGAGAAAAAATAGAAAAGATTTTACCTAAATTTAAAAATAAAAAAGGTAACCTTATTTTAAAGAAAATGGCAAGTGATGGTACAACCATTCCAAAAATTAAACAATATCTTAGAAAATTAACTTCTAATGGAACTAAACCTGATATAGTTTTTATAGATTACATGGATTGTGTTACACCGAGCAAACAATTTAAAGATGAGTGGGCTGGTGAAGGTAATGTAATGAGACAGTTTGAGACTATGATATCAGAATTAAACATTGTAGGTTGGACCGCTATTCAAGGTAATAGAAGCTCTATTAAGGCTAATGTGGTTGAAGCAGATATGATTGGGGGATCCATTAAAAAGGGACAAATAGGTCATTTCATTTTATCGGTAGCTAAAAACTTAGAACAAAAAGAAGAGGGTAGAGCTACTCTAGCCATTCTTAAATCTCGGTTTGGTAAGGACGGGATTATTTTTGAAGATATTTTGTTTGACAATGGAACTCTCCAAATAGATACTACTCTATCTAGTGATGTCTCCTTTTTAGATTTTGAAAAGGGAGAAGAGAAGAAAAAAACAAATTTAGTAATAGAAGCAATTAAGAAGAAGAAGGGTATTCTGGGTGATACTTAAAAAGAGATACCCTTAATTATTGATATTAATTAATAATTAATTAATATAGAAGGGAGGGCACTAAACCCTTACATTATAATAAGAGAAAACAAAAATATATAATATGAAGTTATCAAGCAAAATTTTATCGGATATAACAGTTTATATGAAATATGCAAGATTCTTACCAGAGCAGAATAGACGTGAAACTTGGGAAGAACTTGTAACTCGAAATAAAAAAATGCATATTAAAAAATACCCATTTTTAGAGGAAGAAATAAATAAAAATTATAAATTTGTATATGATAAAAAAGTCTTGCCTTCTATGAGAAGTATGCAGTTTGGTGGTAAACCCATTGAGATATCCCCAAACCGAATTTATAATTGTGCATATATGCCAATTGATCATATTGATTCATTTAGTGAATGTATGTTTCTATTATTAGGGGGTACAGGTGTAGGGTATTCAGTCCAAAAACATCATGTGGAAAAATTACCTCCTGTTAATAAACCATATACTAAAAGAAAAAGAAGATTTTTAATTGGTGATTCTATTGAAGGATGGGCCGACGCCATCAAAGTATTGATGAAATCTTATTTAAATGGGAAGAGTTCTCGTATAGAATTTGATTACTCAGATATTAGAACTAAAGGTGCAAGATTAGTAACTTCGGGAGGTAAAGCTCCGGGACCTCAACCTTTAAAAGAATGTATTCTTAAAATAAGAGGAATATTAGATAACCATGAAGATGGGGATCAATTAACTACCTTAGAAGTACATGACATTATTTGTTATATTGCCGACGCAGTATTAGCTGGAGGTATTAGAAGGGCAGCATTAATTTCTTTATTTAGTGCAGATGACGATTCAATGATGGGATGTAAAAGTGGGAAATGGTATGAATTAAACGCTCAGCGTGGAAGAGCTAATAATTCTGCATGTCTTATGAGACATAAAATTACTAAAGAATTTTTTATGGACATATGGAAAAGAGTAGAATTAAGTGGCAGTGGTGAGCCTGGAATTTATTTAAATAATGATAAAGATTGGGGAACTAATCCTTGTTGTGAAATTGCTTTAAGACCATACCAATTTTGTAATTTGTGTGAAGTTAATGTTAGTAATATTGAATCTCAAGAAGACTTAAATTCGCGTGTAAAAGCAGCCTCTTTTATTGGAACATTACAAGCAGGATATACGGAATTTCATTATCTTAGAGAAATATGGCAAGAAACTACTGAAAAAGAAGCCCTAATAGGGGTGTCAATGACAGGAATTGGTAGTGGTAGAGTATTAGGGTATGATATGGTAAAAGCATCCGATATAGTTAAAAGAGAAAATGCGCGAGTAGCTCGATTATTAGAGATTAAAAAAGCGGCACGTACCACTACGGTTAAGCCCGCTGGTACTACTTCATTAACACTTGGAACCTCATCGGGGATTCATGCATGGCATAATGATTATTATATTAGAAGACTCAGAGTAGGGAAAAATGAATCAATTTATCATTATCTTAATAATAATTATCCACAACTATTAGAAGATGATTATTTTAGACCACACGATACTGCCATTATTTCTATCCCACAAAAAGCTCCGGAGGGCTCGATATTAAGAACCGAATCCTCTTTTGAGTTATTAGAAAGGGTTAAAAAAGTTGCTAATGAATGGGTTAAATCCGGACATCGAACCGGATCTAATGGTCATAATGTTTCCGCGACAATTTCTCTTAAAGAAGAAGATTGGGAACTGGCGGGAGAATGGATGTGGGAAAATAGAGAATATTATAATGGTTTATCTGTTTTACCTTATGATGGAGGAACGTATGTACAACCTCCGTTTGAAGATTGTAGTAAAGAAACTTATGAAAAAATGTTAGCTTTATTACAAGAAGTAGATTTATCTAAAATAGTAGAGGATGAAGATGAAACTAATTTATCCGGAGAATTAGCGTGTGCCGGTGGAGCATGTGAAATTAAATAAAAATATTTTTATCTCTTATAATAAAAAGGTGTCATTTGTGACACCTTTTTTTATATTTACACTTTTCTTATAAAAAATATATTGTAGAATATTTATATACAAATGGCTCGTAAAAAATATATAAATATTGACTTCCCTTTTGTGGATAGTAAAGAAGGATTTTACTTCAATCTTACACAAACGGATCAGGCTGCCATCCGAGCAGATCTTTTACATTTATTATTAACTAATAAAGGAGAAAGATTATATATGCCTGAGTTTGGGAGTGATCTTAAAAAATATATTTTCGAACCAAATGATTCTATTACTCATAGTGAGATAAAAGATAATCTTAATGAAACTATAAAAAGATATTTACCTAATCTGGTAATTGATAGTATAGAATTTAAAAATAATGACATTGAAGAATTAATAATAGTAGAAGTGAGATATACAGTTATTGAAGGGACTTTCACTTCTTCTGATGTGATAGAAGTAACATTTTAATTATGGCTAAAAAAATAGATTATAACGCTAGAAATTTTGCACAAGTAAGAAATGAATTATTTGAATTTGTAAAACAATATTATCCTGATGTATTTTCGGATTTTAATGATGCCTCTGTAGGGATGATGTTATTAGAATTAAATGCGGCAGTTGGAGATATGCTCTCTTTTCATACTGATAGAATGTTTAATGAAACGCAGATTAATTATATGCAGGAAAGATCGTCAGTTCTGGAGTTAGCCCGCACTTTTGGTTTAAATATTCCAGGTAAAAGACCCAGTATTAGTTTAGTAGAATGGTCGGTTACTGTTCCTACCGATGGAGATACCTTTAATTTATCTTATTGCCCTCTTTTATTAAAAGGGGCACAAGCTACTGGTGCAGGTAAAGTATTTGAACTCATAGAGGACTGTGATTTTGCTTCCCCATTCACTACGGGAGGTGTACCAAATAGAAAAGTAATACCAAACATTAACGAGTCGGGATTGGTGGATAATTATACCCTCTCCAAACTAGAAATTGTTTTAAATGGGTCAACTAAAATTTATAAAAGAATAATTAACCCTGAAGATTATAAACCATTTTTAGAAATTTTATTACCAGAAGATAATGTACTATCTATAGAAAATATAATCACTTTAGAAGGGACTAATTTAACTACTGAACCTACCCTAACTCAATTTACTGAATTTGATAATAATTATTATGAGGTAGAAGCTTTAGCTCAAGCCGAAATATTCATCCAAGACCCTAATTTAAAATCGGATAATAGTGGAATAATTCCTGGTAGATGGAAGAATTCCCCCCAGAGATTCATCAAAGAATTTACTGATAATACTTTTTGTAAAATAATTTTTGGTGGTGGTCAACCTGATATATCTGAATTAAATAGTTTTGTGGGGTGCAGGGGGCAAATAGATAAAATAGGAGACTTTCTTAATAATTTATCGTTAGGTGCAATTCCGGTACCCGCACGTACTATGTTTGTTAAATATAGAATAGGTGGGGGGAATGATAGTAATATTGGACCTAATACTTTAAATAGTTTAGGGAAAGTAGAAATGATTGTAAATGGAGATGAGGCAAGTAAGAATCAGGGGGTAAGCGATAGTTTAGTAGTAAATAATCCAATACCAGCTATTGGAGGAAAAGACCAACCATCAGTAAATGAAATTAGAAACCTAATTAGGTATAATTTTTCTGCACAAAATAGATGTGTTACAATTAAAGACTATCAAAGTAGGATATCTTTAATGCCTGGTAGATACGGGGTTCCATTTAGGATAGGAGTATGGGAAGAAAGAAATAAAGTTAATGTTACTGTGTTAGCATTAGATGAAAACAGTAAATTAACAAATCAATCTACTTCTACATTAAAAGAAAATATTGCGGAATACTTAGCGGATTTTAGAATGTTGAATGATTATGTAACCATAAAAGATGGTAAAATTATAAATATAGGTTTTGAAATTTCAGTATTTACAGATAAATCTACCTCAAAAGGAGAAATAATGACAGACATTATTGATGCCGTCACCAAATATTTCGATATTAATAACTGGGGAATGGGAGATAATATATATTTGGCCCAACTTATTGAAAATATTAATAATGTAGGTGGGGTGTTAAATGTTACGGATTTAAAAGTATTTAATAAAGTTGGTAATAATAAATATTCTTTAAATACTATTGCTCAACCCTATATAGATGAAGCCACGAGAGAAATTGATCTCTTAGGGGAATATACATTATATGGAGAACCAAACGCAATGTTTGAAATTAAATACCCTAATAACGATATAAAAGTAAGGACAAAGTAATATTTTAAATAAAATGCTAATTACTTTGCAGTTAAATGGAGTAGTTTTTTAAAAATATAAAGTTATGGGATGTGATAAATGTAATCAAAAAAAAGGTACTCAAAAGAGTCAAAAAAATAAAAATGGAAATGATCCACTACCAAATAGTAAAACAATTCCTCTTATACCGGGTATAGGTGCCGATGGGGCATTTAATGGTAGTATTTTATTAAAATTAGTCACTTTTATTATATTAACCGCCGGGTTACCTTTAATATTGCTTGTAGTTTTGTTACAAGTTTTTAGTGCCTTTTTTATGCCTTCATGGGATAAAAAAAAGAAATCCTCTGGTTTGGTAGGTATTATTAAAAAAATATTAAGAAAATATACCAGCTATAGAAGAAAAAAAGAATTGAAAAAAAGAGATAAACAATTCCAAGATAACATGGGTTATGAGAATTTAGATATTTATGCGGTAGAAGAAGAAGAGGCTAAAAATACACAATAATAATAGGATGAAAATGATGAGTAAATGTCTAAATCCCTAAGAATAAGAACCACCCCAAATGGAGATGATAAATATATTAAAGTTGAGCTTAAGCAAGATTTTGATTTACTTGAAATTTTAAGTTTAAAAATTAAACAAGCTGATACCTATCAAAATTTCTGTTCTGATTATGGTGTTGTGGCGGGAAGAATTGTAGTCAACAATGGTTTTGGAGTGTCTAATGTCAAAGTCTCTATTTTTGTCCCTATTTCCTCAGAAGATATTAATAATCCTGTTATTAATCAAATTTACCCTTATGAATCACCTGGTGAGGATGAAAAAAATGTGAGTGGTATTAGATATAATTTATTACCTAATACACAACAAAATTTTGATCATACGGCGATAGGGACATTTGCGGAAAAAAAGGAAATTTTAGATAGTGAAGCCACTTTAGAAATATACGAAAAATATTATAAATATACTACTACCACTAATCATGCGGGGGATTTTATAATATTTGGGGTACCGACAGGTGAACAAGTATTACACTATGATATGGATATTAGTGATATTGGATTTTTATCGGCTCGACCTTATGAGTTGGTGGCACAAGGATACCCTAAAGAACTTTTTGATTCACCCTTTAAGTTTAAAAGACAACGAAATATAACTTCACTTCCCCAGGTTATAAGTGAAAATATCCCCATATTAGTACAACCTTTCTGGTGTGATGATTTAAGTACGGGAAGAGTGGTTGGAATTACCAGACAAGATATTGCATTAGAACCTTATAATTTAATACCCACTGCAACATTTTTTGGTAGTGTTTTTAGTGATGATGAGAAGGACTCTGTAAATAAAAATTGTAGACCTAGAAGAAAAACGGGAAAATTAAGTGAGGTTATAACAGGAGAAGGTAAGGTAGAATGTATTA